GCGAGATCATTGACGGCGAGCTGCGCCTGAAAGCCGCCCGCAAGCTGGGCTTGCTCGAAGTACCCGTGATCGTATGCGACGACTGGAGCCCCGAGCAGGTGCGCAGCTTTCGCCTGCTGGCAAACCGTTCCGCCAGCTGGGCCGAATGGGACCTCAGCGCGGTGGCAGAAGAACTCTGCGAGCTGCGGAGCTTGCAGTGTGACTTGAGCCTGACCGGCTTCGACCCCAACGAGATCGAACAGATGCTGGCCCCGCGCGCCGAGGAACAAGCCCTGGAGTCGATTCCCGACGCACCTGCCGTGCCCGTGAGCGTGCCGGGCGACTTGTGGAGGTGCGGAGCGCATCGGGTGTTGTGTGGCGATGCCACCGAAGCCCGCGCGGTCACTCGTCTGCTCGACGGGAAAGTGCCGCTATTAATGGTCACCGACCCGCCCTACGGTGTGAACTACGATCCGGGCTGGCGCGCGCAAGCCGGCCTGGGAGCGCAGCGCCAGAGCGGCCGGGTGCACCACGATGATCGCGTGGACTGGTCGGAAGCCTTCGCGCTCTTTCCCGGCCCTGTGGCCTACGTGTGGCATGCGGGCTTGTACGCCGGGGAAGTCGCTTCGTCGCTGCAGCGCTGCGACTTTAGCATCCGCTCCCAGATCATCTGGGTGAAGCAGCACTTTGCCTTGAGCCGCGGCCACTACCATTGGCAGCACGAACCGTGCTGGTATGCGGTGCGGGCTGGGCAGCCGGCATCGTGGTGTGGAGACCGAAAGCAGGCGACGGTCTGGGAAGTTTCCAATCTGAATCCGTTTGGCGGCGAGCGGAGCACCGATACTGTCAGCGGGCACGGAACCCAGAAACCAGTCGAACTGATGCGGCGGCCATTGCTGAACCATACCGAGCGCGCGGGCCTGGTGTATGATCCCTTCCTCGGCTCCGGCTCGACGCTGATTGCTGCCGAAGCGAGCGGCCGCATCTGTTATGGCCTGGAACTGAGTCCGGCGTATGTGGATGTCATTGTGAAGCGCTGGCAGAAGCTGACGGGCGGGAAGGCTGTGTTAGAGGATGACGGTCGCAGCTTCGACGAGCTCGGGCGGGAGCGTGCGGAAGTGGGCCGGGAGGTGGTCGATGCCGCGGCCTAGCTTCGAACCCACTGAGCAGCAACGCAAACTGATCAAGTCCGTGTCCGCTATGGCACTACGGCAGGACCAGATGTGTAAGCTTGTAGGCTTGCGCTCGCCGAAAACGCTGCGCAAGCACTTCCGGGCGGAATTGGATCACGGCTTGGCGCAAGCCTGCCTTGCGGTCACGCGCACGGCGTACGAAATGGCGATATCGGGCCGCTACCCGCAGATGAGCATGTTTTGGGACAAGTGCCAGCGATTACCGTTCGAACCGGAGCAGCAACAGCAGCGTGAGCAGCCGAAGGGGCGGACACGCGCGCGCCGGGGCGGACTGATCTTCATCGATAAGCACACGGACGTGGCGCATGCCGCGTAAGTTCGAAGCCACGGAAGAGCAGCGCAAGATGGTACGAGCGCTGGCTGGCTACGGCCTGAAACAGGAGCAGATTGCCGTGCTGGTGGGAATCAAATCCACCGCTACGCTGCGCAAGCACTTTGCCGATGAGCTCGTGCTGGGTCCGATCGAAGCGCAACACAATGTGCGGCGCACGCTGTTCAAGCTCGCCACTTCAGGCCGCAATCCGAGCGTGACGATGTACTGGCTGAAGAGGTGGGCCGGCTGGAGCGAAAAGGGCAAGCGGCCCGAACCGGTCGACTCTGATCCTGGCGAGCACACGTGGAGAATCAGGGTGTATCAGCCGCCACGGGCGCCCGCGCAGGAACAGCAGCTGCAGCAAGCGCTGTCGCAATGCGATGCCGAACGCGATGACTGGGAGGACGATAGCGGGTCGGGCCAGCTGTCGGATCGGTCGCCACCTTCCGGGTGAGAAGTGGGGGCTTTTGACCCCCGAAGATGTGTAGAGATGCGCAGCGCTGATGGCCAGCGAGGAGGATCGCGTTGATCCGGAGATACCGCTTGCTTTAAGGCTCGCAACAGAGCGTTCATGGACTCTGGGGTGAAACATCTCAGAGAGGAAGACGCCGCTGTGGACGATGCCGTTCGAAGGCACATCGAAAGTCTCAGGAACCTGAAAACGAGTGAGCTTAGGAGGCGATATCACGCTCTATTCGGAGAAGCATCGCCTTCGTCTCATCGCCCCCATCTGTTCCGCCGCATCGCCTGGCGCTTGCAAGCACAAGCCGAAGGGGACTTGAGCGAGCGCGCATGGCGCCGGGCGGCGGAGCTGGCAAACGAAGCCGATCTGCGGCTGCGAGCGCCCCAGAGCTTCTGGCGCGAACTCGCGGATACGGCCGCATGTCGGAAGCGGGATCCACGCTTGCCGCCCGCGGGTACGGTTGTGGAGCGCAGCTATCGAGGACAGATGGTTCGTGTGACCGTGCTTGCGAATGGCTTTGCCTATCAGGGCCAGGAGTATGGCTCACTGAGCGCGATTGCCCAGCGCGCCACCGGTACACGTTGGAATGGCTTTCACTTCTTCGGCCTCCGGCAGGAGTGGCCGCATGAATGAACATCCGCGCGTGGTTCGCTGCGCCATCTACACTCGCAAGTCGACCGAAGAAGGGCTGGAGCAGCCCTTCAATACGCTCGCCGCGCAACGGGAAGCTGCGGAAGCCTACATCCTCAGTCAGAAGCCGAACGGCTGGTGCAGCTTGCCAGAGTGCTATGACGATGGCGGCTACAGCGGCGCCCATCTGGAGCGGCCGGCACTCAAACAACTACTCGCCGATATTCAGGCGCGCAAAGTCGATTGTGTCGTGGTCTACAAAGTTGATCGACTGAGTCGCTCGTTGCTCGACTTTGCCCGGCTGTTGTCGTTATTTGAAAAGTGCCGTGTGAGCTTTGTGTCGGTGACACAGGAGTTCAATACCAGCACCTCGATGGGCCGCCTCACGCTGCATATTCTGCTCTCATTTGCGCAGTTTGAGCGGGAGATCATCAGTGAGCGCACGCGCGACAAGCTGTCGGTAGCGCGCCGCAAAGGACAATGGAGCGGCGGCACTCCGGTGCTGGGCTATGACATCGCGCCGCAAGGCGGACGTCTGGTGGTGAACCCGGCAGAAGCGGAACGCGTTCGCGACATCTTCCGCATCAGTGCCGAGTGCGAGAATTTAGCGGCAGCCCAAAGAGCGGTGAATGCGCGCGCCATGCATACAAAGCAATGGACAAGCCAGGCCGGGCGGCATCATCCCGCTCGGCCATTCACTCGCTCCAGCTTGCGCGCTCTGCTGGGCAACGTCCTATATAGAGGAGAGGTCTGCCATAACGGCGTGACGTTCCCGGGGGAACAGCCGGCGATCCTAGACCCAGATCTCTGGCAGCGAGTGCAGCGGCAATTGCACCTCACTTCTGCTCAACCAGCCGCGGCGCCGCGCAGGGTGCATCCCCAAGCGCTGCTTTCTGGTCTGCTCTGCTGTGCCGCCTGTGGCGCATGCCTGCGGACCAGCTACAGTTCGCGGCAGGGCCGGCGCTATCTGTACTATGTGTGCCCCAATAAGCAAGCCGATCCCCAATGCAAAGAGAAGCCGGTGGCGGCGGTCGATCTCGAGCCCTCGTTGCTCTCGCAACTCGAAGCGTTCCTCGGCCCACAGCCCGACAGGATCGTCCTCGAGCATTCGGTGAAGCGGGTCGTCTACGATGCGCGTACGCGCGCGGTGGCCATCACGCTGCTGGATGGCAGCCGCTTCAGCTACACGCTAGCGATGGCAAACCGGCCCGGCGTGCGCCGTGTATGCGAGGAGCAAGCGGGTGCGCGTGGGCGAGTGCCGCGTGTGAGCCGGCTAATGGCGTTAGCACTGAAGCTCCAAACCCTGCTCGCGCACGGCACGGTGCGGAATGCTGCCGAGCTGGCTGAACTCGGCACGGTTAGCCGTGCGCGCGTGTGCCAAATCCTGATGCTCACGAACCTGGCACCCGCGATCCAGGAGGCCGTGCTGTTTCTTCCCCAAACCGTGAGCGGCCGCGATTGCATTACAGAACACCGGCTGCGCTGCATCGCACGCCTGCTGGATTGGGCACAACAGAGGCAAGCCTTTCGTGCTGTCTTGGCCGGCCCAGGGCGATGAACGCAGCGGATCAGGCTTTCAGATGATAGACGCGCTCGCCCGCACGCTCGAACGAGCGCACTTTGCGGCCGGGCTTGGACAGAGCACGGGAGATAAAGCCGCGCACGGTATGCGCTTGCCAGCCGGTTTCCTGCCGGATCTCGTTCAGGGTCGCCCCTTGCGGCCGCGACAACAGCGTGCAAACCTGTGCCGCTTTCGACCCTTCCCGAAACGCGGGCCGCTGCGGCGCTTTCGTCCGGTGCCGCTCCTTGGCACCCTGTTCCGCTTGGGGTTGCAGCGCTCGCCAGAGGCGGCGAATGGCAGTCTTGCGATCGGTGAAGCGCGTCACTGGCTGCACTCCCGGCAAGCGATTCCAGATCTCAATCAAACGCTTCATCGGCCAGGCGCTCGCCACTGCGTGAAGCTCCTGCTCGCTCGCGAAGGTGTTCTCGCGCGCACTATCCGCCGATCCGGGTTCGTCCAGCACTCGAATCTGATCTTCCGTTGTGACTTGAAAAAGCATTGCTCTCATCCTCGTTTCCGGTCCAGCCTCGCCGCTGTCCCGATCACATCCATCACTCCGCTGCGAACGAATTGCAAGTGCAACCTCGGCCGCAAAACAGGAGGAAATGGCCCTCAAATCCTGACCTGTGGGACTGGACTTTGGTGGCGCACATCAGCCTACGATCTGGCATGTTCCACCACCGCAAAGTCCTTCCCATTACCGCCGCCAGGTATGGTTGCAGGGAAGAACCAATTCCTCGCAGCCGGCGTGCAACCGTAACGCGCATGCCCCTGCGCGGCCTACCCGCAGATACTGACCTCGATGCCTTAGAAGAACTCGATCAGAAGCTGCAGCGGCCCGCATGCAGCACAGCCACATGAGGCAAGCTGCTTCAGATGCCGAAGCGCAGCCCTGACGACAGCTGCCGCGCACAGGCTCGCATTTTCGTGTGCAGCATGCACAATGCATGCAAACGCGCATACACCTGATTTGCTGCGCACACACATGCAGCTGCCCATGCAGGGCTGTTCGCAGTGCCTGCAAAAAGATCTCTTTGTTGAAAACAAATGACTTTA